AAGGTACTTCCGCTGACCCTTTTCGCCTGCGGTGCTGGCGAGCCCGGGAATCGTGTAGTCAAGGAAAAATTTTTTCAGGGCGTTTCGTTACGCAAAATCGGCAGGAAAGGAGTGAACGCCATGCCGAAAAGTGAAGGAAGCAGAACGCCGATAAATGCGCAGAAAGCCGACGTTATTGCCAAGCTGTTCGGCGTGTCAGTTCGCCGGGTGCAGCAGCTCACACAGGAGGGCATCATCAACACCATCCGCGTCGGTAATGCGAACAGGTACGACCTGCTCCCTACTATTCAGAAATACATCAAATACCTCCAAGACAAAGCCAACGGCCGGGAAGCTAAAAAGGACGACGGTTCCGAAAGTCGGAAGCTGAAGGCTGAAGCTGACCTGAAGGAAAGCAAGGCAAAAATGGCCGAGCTTGAGCTCAAGGAGCTGGAGGGCAAAATGCACCGCAGCGAGGACGTCGAAGCGATGACCATGGATCTGGTATATACGATCCGGAGTATGATCATGGCCCTGCCCGGGCGTCTCGCTGTTGACGCTGCCAACACAACAACAGCCGCGGAGGCTTCGGAGCTTATCAAGAAGGAATGCCACCACATCCTCAACGAGCTCGCGAACTACCGATACGATCCCGAGGCATACAAACGGCGGGTAAGGGATCGCCAAGGCTGGAGAGAGCTGGAGGACGATGACCCGAGCGACTAAGCGGGAGATCGAGAGGCTCAACGCTGCTATCTCGGGAGCGGTAAAGAACTTCGCACCACCCGAGAGCCTCACCGTGGCAGAATGGGCCGACAGGAACCGCCGCCTCTCACCCGAGAACTCGGCAGAGGCAGGGCCGTGGAGAACCTCAAGAACCCCATATCTGAAGGAACCGATGGAAGCCTTCAATGATCCGAAGGTGCACAAGATCGTTATGGTTGCAGCGTCGCAGGTCGGAAAGTCTGAGCTCATACTGAACATCATCGGCTACATCATAGACCAAGACCCCGGGAGCATCCTATTCGTCCAACCTACCCTTGAGGATGCCCGGAAGTTCAGCCGCCTCCGTATCGCTCCCATGATCCGAGACAGCAAGCCTCTGAAAGCAAAAGTCTCAGACGTAAAGGCAAGAGACAGCGGCAACACGATCCTCCAGAAAGCCTTCCCCGGTGGTATGCTGACGATCACCGGCTCGAACAGCGCCTCAGCTCTGGCATCAACTCCGGCCCGTTACATACTGGGCGACGAGCGCGACCGCTGGGCCATTAGTGCCGGCACCGAGGGAGATCCGTGGTCACTGGCTGAGGCCAGACAGGCCACATTCTACAACGCCAAGGCTGTCGAGGTCAGCACGCCGACCATTAAAGGCTCCAGCAATATCGAGGCGTCGTTTTATCTCGGTACGCAGGAGCGCTGGTGCCATCAGTGCCCTGAGTGCGGCGAATGGCACAATATTGTATTCGATAATATCAAATTCGACTTTAAGGTCGTTAAAGTACACAACCGCAAGACCTACAAGGTGACAAGCGTCAACTGGGCCTGCCCTTCATGCGGCTGCCTATCCTCTGAGGAGGTCATGCGGAAACAACCGGCGCGCTGGATTGCCGAGAACCCGGGAGCATATGAGAACGGGATCCGGTCATTCTGGCTCAATGCCTTCTCAAGCCCGTGGATGCCATGGGAGAAAATCGTCCGGAGGTTCCTCGAGGCCAAGCATGACCCCGAGAAGCTGAAGGTCGTATACAATACCCTGCTCGGTGAACTATGGGAAGATCGTGGCGACATCGAGGACGAGGACACCATGCTGGCCCGTCGCGAGGAGTACGATGCGGAGCTGCCAGATGGAGTCCTCGTTCTCACCTGCGGCGTCGATACTCAGGACAATCGTCTCGAGTATGAGGTCGTCGGTCATGGCCATTATGGTGAAACGTGGGGCATAAAAAAGGGCTACATCATGGGAAAGCCGGACACGCCGGAAGTATGGCAGCGGCTTGACGATGTCATCGACCACGTTTATAAGTTCAAGAATGGGCGCGGCCTGAAGATCTCCATCACCTGCGTCGACTCAGGTGGTCACTATACTCAGGAAGTTTACAAGGCGTGCCGGGAGCGGCAGGCAAAACGTGTATTCGCCATCAAAGGAAAAGGCGGCGACGGGATCCCATATGTGAGCCCGCCGACAAAGGTGCCTATCAAAGACAACAAGAGGATTTATTGCTGGCTTTACACGATCGGCGTCGACTCTGGAAAAGAGTCGATCATGAGCTCCCTCAAGGTTCAGGAAAAGGGCCCGAAGTATTGCCACTTCCCTCGTGGTGAGGATCGCGGGTATGACAGCAACTACTTCAACGGGCTGCTCTCCGAGAAGCTCGTCCTCACTCACACCAAAAGAGGTAGCAAGTGGTCATGGGTGAAGCTGCCGGGCCATACCCGGAACGAGGCCCTCGACTGCCGCAACTATGCCATGGCCGGCCTGAAGATCATCGACCCGGACATGGATGCCGTCGAGCGGCGACTCAAAGGACTGGCCGAGCCGCAAAAACCGAAACCGGTGCAGCAGCCAAGACCACCGCGCAAAAAGCGCGATATTTTTGACGACTGGTAACAGTCAAGGAGGTGACGACAATGCGAACCAAGGAAGCCATCACCGCCGACCTGACGAGTGCAAGGGAAAGGCTGACCCTCTACCTGAAACGCGAAGCGGAAATGCTCAGCGGCGGCGTCCAAAGCTATGGCATCGGATCCAGAAACCTGACGAGGTACAACACCGACCTCGCAGCGATCCGGGACACTATCAAAGAACTAAAGCAAGAAATCGCAGAGCTCGAGGCAGAGCTCGCCGGCGGCAAACCACGCCGAGCAGTCGGCGTCGTTCCCCGGGACTGGTAAAAATGGTAAAACGCCCTCCCCGGGGCTTTAACATATAGCGGGGCCGGGAGAGTTTTGCTCCTTTCTCTCCCTTCCCTGCTCAAATATTTTTGAAGGAGGTGAGCACCATCGAACAAATAGCAAAGCCAAACGCAAAAGCGGCAGCTCGGCCAATAAATAAGGGCTACGGGGAAGCTGGTGCCAGCTGGCAAAGGAAATCGCTCAAAGGTTTTAACGCGCCAAGCGGCAGCCCTCACGAGGACATCAACCAGAACAACTTCACCCTCCGGCAGCGAGCTCGTATGCTTTATATGGCCGCACCGATCGCAACCAGCGCCATCAATACCAACCGCACAAATGTCATCGGCATCGGCCTGAAACCGAAAAGCAGGATCGACCGCGAACGACTGGGACTATCTCCTGAAGATGCAGAGGCATGGCAGAAAAAGACCGAGGCTGAATTTGCTCTATGGGCTACGCGCAAGCATGCCTGCGATGCCACCGGCATCAATGACTTCTATGCCATGCAGCAGCTCGCACTTGTTTCGTGGCTGACCAGTGGCGACGTCTTTGCGTTATTCAAGCAATACCCCGTCACCCCACTCGAACCGTATAGCCTGCGGATCCACCTCATTGAGGCCGATCGTGTGGCCACTCCGGACTATGCCGGAGCCATGGGCCCGATCAACACGTTCGGCAAGACCAAGGACGGGAACCGAATATATGACGGCGTTGAGGTAGACAAAGACGGCAGGATCGTGGCCTATCATATCCGGAACACATACCCCCTCCAGTATGGCTCAGAGCCTACCGAGTGGAAGCGCGTGCTGGCATATGGAGAGCTGACAGGACTGCCGAACATCGTGCAGGTCATGAGTTCAGAGCGCCCGGATCAATATCGTGGCGTCAGTTATCTCGCGCAGGTGATTGAACCTCTGCTACAACTCAGGAGGTATACAGAGAGCGAACTGACGGCGGCAGTCGTCGAGAGCTTTTTTACTGCCTTCATAAAAACAGAGTCAAACCCGGCAGATATGCCGTTCAATGAGGTCGGCGGCGATACAGAGGAAGTATCAACGGATCCCAATGAGTACGAAATGGGCCCGGGCCAGATCAACATCATGAAACCGGGCGAGGATGTCACCTTTGCAGATCCTAAGAGACCGTCCAGCGGCTTCGATGCCTTCACCCGTGCTATATGCGAGCAAGTGGGCGCAGCTCTGGAAATACCGGCCGACCTATTACTCAAGGCGTTCAATGCAAGCTACTCGGCAAGCAGGGCCGCACTGCTGGAAGCATGGAAGGCGTTCAAGATGCGCCGCGAATGGTTCGCGAATGACTTCTGCCGCCCCATCTACGAGGTATGGATGGCCGAAGCGGTGGCCCGTGGCCGAATAATTGCCCCCGGCTTTTTCTCTGATCCGGGGATCCGTGCTGCATGGCTCGGATGCGAATGGATCGGCCCAAGCCAAGGACAGCTCGATCCGGTCAAGGAAATCACGGCCGAGATCCTCGCAGTCGGCGAAGGCTTCACAACTCGAGAACAGTCAACCATCAGGCTCAACGGCGGCCAATGGGAGGCAAACATCGAGCAGCTCGCACGAGAAAACGCCAAACTCGCGGAGGCGAATGGCATCATGGAAGGCGGTGGCACACAGCTCACCAACGCCGTCAAAGCCGTAATACTCGAAGCGATAAAGGAAGGTGATGACAATGGAAAAAAGAAAAACGCTCCGGATGATTAACGGAGCACAGGCGGCCCCGGCTACCGCGCCAAAGTTCTGGAATATCGCGTCCGTGTCCGACGACGAGGGCGAGATCACCCTTTACGGCGAAATAATGAGCAGCCAGCCGACAGACTGGTGGACTGGTGAACCACTGCCCGGACTGTATATCACCCCCGAGGGCTTCCTTGAAGATCTGGAAGTCGTCAAGGGGAAAAGCAAGATCACCATCAAGCTCAACAGTGTGGGCGGCGATCTTTACACCGGCATCGCAATTCACAACGCCATCAAGGGCCTCACAGGAACCAAGAAGGTCATCGTCGAGGGCATCGCGGCCAGCGCTGCCAGCGTTATTATGTGCAGCGGCGACGAGGTGGCGGTATATCCCGGCAGCCTTGTGATGATCCACGGAGTCTGCGGCCTGTTTTATGATTATTACAACATAACCGAGCTCAAGCAGATCATCAAGGGCTTCGACGCAGCTGAAAGGGCCATCGCTGAGATTTACTCAGCAAAGACCGGCACCGACGTGGAAACCCTTCGCACCATGATGACAAAGGAGACATGGATGACGGGCAAAGAAGCGATCGAGAAGGGCTTCGCCGACACATTACTGGAAGGCTCAGGCCCTCAAATGGTCATGAGTGCAGACAAGACCGTACTGCTTGTCAATGGCATAAAGCACAACATCAAAGGGCTGCACAATATTCCCGGAAATATCCCGGTAAAAAGCATTTCATCCGCAGCGCCTAAAGGCTCCGCGGCTGGAATAGAAAAACCAAAATCCAATGAAGGAGGCAAGAAAACCATGACACTCGAAGAATTAAGACAGCAGCATCCTGAGCTCGTCGCTCAAATTGAAGCGGCCGCAAGGGAAGCAGCTACAGCCGAGGCCATCGCAGCCGAAAGAGCTCGCATTAAGGAAATCGAGAGCATCGAGGCAGCGGTCGGCGATCCCCAGCTCGTGGCTGAGGCCAAATATGGCGAGAAGCCTTGCACAGCAGCAGAGCTCTCCCTGAAGGCTTTACAGAAGCAGGCCCAGCTCGGCAAGCAGCACCTTGACAACTCTGCAAAGGACTACAAAGCATCCGGAGCAGAAGGTGTCGGTGCGGCTCCCAACTCAGGGAACCAAGACGACGAACTCGACGTTGCTCAACAGGTGAGCGCGATCGTGGACGTCTACAACAAAATGAAGAACGGAGGTAGAAAGTAATGAGCAGACTCGACGAAAATCTCGGATCCGTGAGCTTCGATAACCTGATCAACCAGAACACTCCGGAGGCCGACGTATTCACCGTACCACTGAGAGCTGGTCAAGGCATCGTAACCCGCGGCACAGTTCTCGCATTGAGCTCCGGCGATAATGCCATGGTCATCCTCGGGACTACCGTTGGAACGAATGAAACCCTGACAGCCAACTGCATCCTCGCTCAGGATGTCGACACAGGTGAGGGAACCGGTGATCCTGTCAACGCTCTGGCATACAGGACAGGCCACTTCAACCGCAATAAACTCACTGTAAAAACAGCTCTGACAAAGGTCGACGAGGAGAACCTCCGCAAGGGCGGCATCCTTCTCGATGACGCTGTCACACTATAAAGGAGGAATGAAAAATGGCATTTGACATTTACAGCACCCACGCCCTGCTCATGGCAGTGGAACAGCTCGCGCCCCTTCGCACATTCCTGCGCGACAGATATTTCCCAACCAACGACGCGACCGACATCTTCGCGACTGACGACGTGCTCGTTGAGTACAAGGACGGCAGCAAGAAGCTGGCCCCATTCGTATCGCCGAGAAAGGGCGGCGTTACCATCACTCGCGAGGGCTACTACATGGAGAGATACACCCCTCCATGCATCGCACCCCGCAGGGTGCTCACCATTGACGACCTCAAGAAAAGAGGCTTCGGCGAGGCTCTGTTCAGCAAACTGACACCTCAGCAGCGTGAAAGTGCTCTGCTGCTGAAGGACGCCGACGAAATGAGCGAAATGATCTCCAGACGTGAGGAAGCCATGGCAGCCGAGACCATGCTCAACAACGGCTGCATCATGAGACACTACGCTGACGATCTGACCAAGTACGAGGAGAAAGAAATTCGCTTTTATAGCGAAGTAAACAATCCGGCAGCCTATACTCCGGACATTTTATGGGATCAGACTGACGCTGACATCATTGGAGACATAGCAGCCA